TTCCAGCAGATATTTCAGTTGTATTAATAGTACTAGAATTTAATGTGCTAGAGTTTATTGTTACAGCGCCTATTGTTCCAGCAGTGATTGTTCCTAAGTTAGCTGATATAGCACTTAATTGACCTACCTTTAGAGTAGATAAGTAAGGAACATTCCATGTTGTAAATCCTGTACTAGGATTGTATATACCATCTGACTGATATAAATATTCGTTAGCTGCTAAAGCGGGTCCAGTAGCTACCCATACCTCAGAACCACCCCAAGTGTTTGTTGCTGGAAAGGTTGTACTACCAGCTACTGTTACTGATGTAGGCGATGAAGCTAAACTAGATGAAGAACTTTTAGCATAACACACTCGAGCAGAAGATCCATCAGCACTAGATATAATATCTAAGTTAACAGCCACTCCTGTATCTACTGAATACAAGTATGATGGTGCAGAAGTTCCAATATAATAATTAAATATCCTACCTCCAGGAATTACATACCATAAATATTTTGTAGTACTAAAACCACCAGACACTAGATACCAAGTATAGTCGGCAGGAGTAGTTGATTCTGTTCCTGTTGTACTATTAAACAATCCAAAGTAAGCTTTATTAGTTGGAGAGTCAGATATGTTAGTACCAATATTATCATCAGCATATTTAATGTGCATGTATTGATTAACATAACTAATTACGTTATCATTAGTATCAACAATAGCGTTATCACTACGAACAGATAGAGTGTTGGAAGCAGAAACATTTTCAAGTAACCCTAAACTTAAATTAAATAAGTAAGAGTCTAACTCTGGAAACCCAGTGATGGGTGGATTGTTCATATTATCTCCTGTCAGCAGGCTTAAAGTCAAATGCCATAGCAGCTAACCTCCAATATCCTGTTGTTGTAATCCTATAATTCATTACACGACCATTAACACGAGGATCAACTTTGTATCCTTGTGACTTCATGTTGTTAGGTAAGAATACAAATGTATCTCTTAAGTCTGGATCATCTGTAGAAAGATCAACATTTTCTACATAGTTGTTTTGTCCTACTACTCTAATAGTAATAGAAGAGTCGTTAGGTACTTTATCAAACACTGGATACAAAGATGATATTAAAGAACTTCCTGTAATATCTCCTGTATTCATTCTTTTCTTTTCAATATATGATGTATAAGCCGCTAATGCAGAACCATTCCACATCAAGTATCCATCATCAGTCTTTAATGTTTGAGTAGTGTTAGTAGTAAAGTATACAATCTCTTTACCATACACAAAAGCATTAGACACGTTATCTGGACCAGCAAAAGAATAAGTTAATGAAGGTAATGTTCGTTTAGACCATGTATTGTTTTTATAGTTATATACTAAAGCTTCAGTACAAACAGTAGATGATGCTTTAGGAAAGTTAATCCATATCTCTTTGTAGTAAGAATGTTTAGTAACATGTACTTTGCTAATTGCATCTTTATTTAATGCTCCAAAGAAATATTTTTTAATTCTAAAGTCAGCAATAGATTGAATAGCACCAGAACCATTATGTAAGTATATATCATTACGATCTACTACGAAATGTTGACCATCAAACTCACATACACAGTCTGTATTTAAAATACCATACGACTTTGAGTATGGAGATACTCTTGTATTTGATCCAATAGTAAGTATGTTAATACTGTCTGAAGAATAAATAAACATGTTTCCTCTTAGCTCACACATATCCAAGATAGGTGAGGTAGAAGATATTTCAAATTCATCAGCTGTATCTGTTGTAATTCCTGGTTGCCATGCAGTAGGAATGCTTCCTGTAGCAGCCTGAGCTGAAATTCTTATGGTGCTAGGCGCATAAGTTATTACACTACTTTGATCAAGTGTAAGATTAGCGGCTACCAACGAGTAACCTAATGAACGAATAACTTTAGCAGTTACTGTAAGTCCTGCAAGGTAATTCCAGTTAGGTAAGGGTTGAAATGAAGAGCCAGCTGTAGCACTTCCATATAAGCAATATAGAGGGGTACTAGTACCGTTGTTAAGTACAATTGCATATCCTCCGTTAAATGTTGTTCCTTGCCAGTCACTGTTATCATAAACAGCGCTACCTGAAGATAGCATAGAGGATGCGCTACCAGCAGCATCAACTCTAACTATGTTGCCGTTCTTAGCAAATATATTATATCCTTGATCAGGACGTCTCCAATGAATACCATAGTCAGGAGTAATAGCTACAACTCTGGAGGTTGTTTCGCCTGTAATAGTCTGAACAGCCTCATCATCGAAACGAATATTGTATCCATCCGTGAAGGTGTTCAATGGGGTTATCATAGGTGGTAAGTCTAGATTTAACCCGCCCTTCCCTAGTTCTTTGATTTGTTCAGCCATAGATTATTCCTTTAAGATGTTTTCCTATTAGGTACCGATTACGTTTTACGATACTCTGCCTCAGTTAAGATGCCTGACTTGTATTTATTCTCTGGTCTAAAGATAGTTAGCTCTTGTTGACGCATTTCAGGGGCAAAACTAATGTGCATCCATTTGCCAAACTCATGTATGATCTGGTCAAATTTAATACCAGTCTTTTTAACTGCTTGGCATAATTCATATGGAGTTAACTTAGATGAACTAACATCTATAGCCCAACCGTCCATATGAGAGCTAACTTTAGATCCACCAACAGCTACATTAACTTCAGGAAGTCTTAGCCATGAGTTTACGTTTAATGGTCCAGTAGCTGTACGTACTTGTTCTAACTTAACAGCAGTGACTTTCATGTTCTCTAGTTGTCTGATGTTAGGTTGATTATCAAGACCCATCCGAATAGCTGTGTCTGAATGAGTAGCTTCTTCTAGTGTAAAGTGTTCTGATAAGTTCATTTCTTTTTCATCTCAGCTAATTTCTCAATAGTACGTCCACCGAAGTAAGCGCCCATAATCAACATTCCCCATTGGCCTAACAACTGAACATATGACTCATTAGCATTAAGCCCAAAAGCACTCATCATAGCAAACAAGAAGTATCCCATAAAGATTGCTACAAGACTCATAGGGCGAATGTTCTTAGAGAGCCAAGAGTCAGACGACATATCTGAATCCCAACGATTAGATACGTTGTCATTCTCATTCTTACCTGCATCAGCCGCTACCTTAGCAAACTCTAATTCAAGCTCTGCTATTTTTTGTGCTGCTGCTGGATCACCCGCAATAGCTTTGGCAACTTCTTCTACAGTATCAGAGACACCTAAACGAGCTGCTATAGCCGAAACAGCTGCACCACCCAAAGGACCAGCAACAGCTGTAGCCAGTGTTGGGGCAAGGTTCTTTAATAAACCTAATAGATCATTCATTGTTATTCCTTTTACATATTTCAAGTTGTCGTTCTATACGTGCAACATTCTTATTAGCAAACTTACGTTCTTCTTTAGTCCACCATATAGCTATTAACGTTACTGTAACAATGTATAATACAATAAAAATAGCTATCAGTATTTCCAACGTCGCAGTCGATCTAGCTCTATTAGTTCTTGTAGCGCCCATAAGTTTCCTATAACAAAAATAATGGCACAAACAAGAGCTACTGCAATCCAAGAATATTCTTCAATAACTTTTAAATGATATTCTCTTTTAAGTTTAGCTATACGCTCTAACTCATTTTGTTTCTTTTTAAGAAGCTCTCGTTCTTCTGAAAGTCTATCCCGCTCCTCTGTAATTTCATTCCACAGGTCAGGCATACCTAGTTCCCATCGAACCATATGTTCTAAGTCAGCGTAGTAACGTCTGATCTGACGTACACGCATAACATTATCAATAGCTTCTTGGGTAACGTTACGTGGCTTACCAGCCAACACTTCCTCTTTACGTTGAGCTTTTTGTTTCTCGTGTTCTTCTTCTAAAGTCTGTTGACCTACAAAGAATGAAGAAAGAAACCCTCCAACCTCTTCACCTATATGTGCTACATCTAGTCCAGTTGCTTTAAGCTCTTTGTAAACAGAAATACAACCTTGTATACCGCTATAAGCAGCTTTACAAGTAGCGAATATAGTTATTGGATCAATTTTATCCTCACTTAAAGTGGGTTACCATTGCGAATAGTGTGCCTGCCATACCAGTCATCATAATACCGCAAGCACTTATTAGGATGCTCTCTAATCGTTTTAAACGAGAATTAATAACGCCATAACGTTCAGCACATACTTGTTCATGAGCAGACAGTTTAGCGTCTGTTGCGTCAATTGTTGACATTGTTATTCCTTATTAATTTGTAATTGGTAAGCAGACACAACTGCATCTGTCCAAGCTGTTGCAGAAATTGCTTTAACCTTATTTACAAATTCTGTTGGAATTTGGCCAAAGCCTAACTCAACAATAGATACGTTTGCATCAGCTGCAGTTTGTTCTGGGTCAACTCCAGGATAAAAACATACATAATGTTTACCTAAAATATCGCCATCAGATGATAGCTTTTGCATCTTGAGAAATATTTCCCCATTTGATGTAAGCGTAATTGTTTCAAATAAAAATGATTTTGCCATGTTTTTCCTTATGCAGTTGTGTATGTTCCATTAAGGTAACTCATTCCTCTAGTTCCAGATGTTGGAAAATTATCACCAGAAGCGTTATAATAAATATCAAATCTAGTTGAAGTACAAATAAACATACCAAAAAAGTAATTAGGCGCAACATTAGATAAATACACTAAACCAACCATTCCAACTCCCGCTGAATTACTTGGCACAAGTTCGGCTGGGACTCCAGTAACTCTATAATAGATTGCACTACTAGTTATATTTGATGTGCTAAGAATTTGAACTGTTACTTGGTTACCAATTTTTGTGTAATAAACAGTACAAGTTGGAGATGTTGCGCCTCCTGACATTGTTCCAGTAAATGTTCCTTCTTCATAATCATCTAACGTATTTGCGTTAGTTGAGTTAGAGAATGTTGCAGGAAACGTAATACCAGCACCAGATGCTGACGCAGTTGCTGCGCCTACCCCAATAGTAGTTGTGAATGATGGAGTAGTTAAACTAGCACCACTAGGAGTTGCCCATGAAGGAGCAACCCCAGTTCCACCTGAAGTTAGTACTTGACCAGCAGTATTAGAGGAAGCAATCATGCCTCCTGCTACTTGTGTTAAAGCCATATCAGGTACTCGCTGCTCTTAATGGTTCTAAATCTTCTGTAGTCCAGAAGTCTTTGGCTAACATAATGCGTAGATGCTCTTTGTTTCTAGAAAGACAGTCTACCCAATCTTCTGCCGTCATGCCTTCTGGCTTGCCTGCGTTAATCAAGTTAACTGAATCCATGCAAGCAGAGTAATGCTTTGCAATTTGTTGTGCTTCTGTTAATTGTTCCATTTATGTCACCTTTGCTTTGAGTGCGTCAAGTTCTGCTTTGAGTTCCTTGACTGCGTTAATAAGATACCAAGTCAAATTGTCTGGGTCTATTGTTAACACGCCAGTTGATTGTTCTGTTACACAATCTGGTAAAACTGCTTGAAGTTCTTGTGCTACTACTCCAAATTGAATTCCTGCCTTTTTAATTACTTGGCTTGTTGGTAACTCTGTAATTTCTTCTTCAGTGCGGTATTCAAAGTTACGAATTTGTATTTGTGTTAATTTGTTTAGACCTTCATTGTTGTCTATGATGTTCTTTTTAAGTCTGCGGTCAGAAACTGTTGACCATGAACCAGCATTGTTGCCTTGAAACATAGGCCCACTATTAGGCGTAATAAACCCTGTATCACCGCCTTTTCCAGTTGCGCCACTAGGACCACCACTAATTACTATTTCACTTCCTTGACCTGCACCACTACAAGTAGTTCCATACCCAATGTGCGTGTTATAACTTCCTGTTGTAAATCCTTGCCCAGCGTAACGCCCAACAAAAGTATTAACATTTCCAGTTGTAAGACTTGCGCCAGTATCTTTTCCAATTAAAGTATTACTTCCACCACTTGTCATGGCAACACCCGCTTGAAACCCAACAGCCGTATTTTGATTGCCTGTTGTCAATGCAGAAAGGGAGTCATAACCTATTGCAGTGTTGTAATAGCCCGAAGAGTTTGTCTTAAGAGAAAAAGAACCAACGGCTATATTTGCATCTTCATTAGTGTTGTATAAGGCTTGATAACCTATTGCTACATTGTGGGTTTTGGTTGTTAATGAGTTAAGTGTTTCTCTTCCAATAGCAATATTATATGAGCCAGTCGTATTACTAAACAGTGCACGATAGCCACTGATAGCAACATTATCATTACCTGTTGTGTTACTTCTCAATGTTTCGTAGCCAATAGCAATATGCCTAGCCCCTGTATTTGAATAAGCGGCTTGATAACCAATAGCTACAAGTGCGCCCCCCGATATGTTGCTGTATCCAGCTTGCGGACCAATAAATATATTTTGTGAGCCTGTTGTATTGCTATAACCCGATTGATGACCCAAAAAAGTATTACTAGAAGCAGAATTTGAGTTACCCGCTTGATAACCCAAAGCGGTTGTTAATAAGCCTGTTGACAATGTGCTTCCAAGCACAGTACCCAACGCAGTAGGTGTAGCCGCAGATGCACCGATAGGCGAACTATTTACAGTAGGTGTGCTTGAGAAGTTAACAACTCCGCTAGAGACAGTTAATGCGGAACCAAGTCCCGCTATGTTTACTGCATTTGTCATGTTATGCAACCTTTACAATTATTTTTGCTCTGCCATCAGATTCAACTGCAATTACCTTACCAACAGCAATTTGGTATTGCTCAAAAGTTGGATTGCTTATTGCTTGTCCTTTGATTGAGCCGTTAATATTTACGGGGACAATATATTGACCAGCCGTTGCACCAGTAACATTAACTGGAACTTGCCCACTGAATGCTATGCGGTCTACTAGTTGTCTAGCCGTTTCTAATGCAGTATCCATAACTGCTTTATCTTGTGCATATTGGGCTTTTACTTCGTCAGATGCGCTTTGGTCTAAGGGTTTTAATTCTGCTAACCCAAGTGCTTCTGGCGAACCCCAAGTATCTCCACCAACATACGATGGGTCAGTTGATTTAACAACAAAAGAAATAGCATCTGCAAATACATTGGTCAGTTTTCCATTTGCATTGATTCCAACTACATCACCTTTTGCAACAGTAAAGTTACTGCATTTAGTCATGTATTCTGCGTAGTCAGCACCATTAGCGTTTACAGTACCTCTTGCGTTAATAGACCTACTAGTAACGGCATTCATGCCCATTCTTATTCCGGCATTAGTAGCACTTCCTCCGCCTTGATTCATTGATTCAAAAAGCATATCTCCAGAACCGTTACCATAAAAGTAACCTAATGCCACTCCTTCTGTTGCCCCTAAACTTGGGTTTACAGTTAACCAAGCAGAATCACCACCAGAAATAGTAACGTGTCGATTTGTTTGTATTGTTAATGCGGTAGTGCCAGCAGTAGCCGCAGTAATAGTTCCACCAGAAGAATTTACAGTCACATTCGATGTGCCGTTTGAAATTGCTGTTGAACTGATACTTGTCCATGTAGGAGCTGCACCAGAACCACCTGATGTTAAGAACTGTCCTGAAGTACCTGATGCACTAGTTAAAGTTAATGATGTAGTAATGTTTGGCGATATTAATGTTTGACTTGTACTAGAACCATTAGTTGCTTGTACAGCATTTATCACACTACTAACAAAGAAGCTTACTGTAGTAATAGTATCACCAGTAGTAGCTCCATTAGCTAACACTACAGTTGTTCCTGTTGTAGCTGTATAGTCTGTTGTTGGTAAGTATACACCATTACGATATACATCTACATAAC